GAGACCGTTTTACAATACGCACAACAAAGATCGTCAATATATAATATTGCAAGAACATATGGGCTTAAAATACCGGGTCAAAGACCTTCAGTTGCTCTTTGTGATTTTTCAATAGTTGTTCCTGTTTTTGGTGATAAAGAAGATTTAAGATATTGTGGAATATTAAGAAGAAGTTCTCAGATTAACGGTGGAGGACAAGTATTTGAAACGGTTTATGATATTGATTTTGCCTCACCAACAAACGCTGACGGATTTCCAAATAGAATTAAAATACCAAATTTTGACACAAATGACAAACTTTTAAGTTATACTATTATAAAAAGAGAAACGGTTGTTAATGGAACCACAAAAGTATTTAAAAAAGTAATAACTCCAAATGATGTTAGACCTTTTTATGAATTATTTTTACCTGAAAAAAGTGTTTTAGGTGTTACGAGTGTTATTTTAAAAGACGGAACACAATATGCAAATGTTCCAACAGTACAAGAATTTTTAGGTTTAGAAAATCGTTGGTATGAAGTTAAAGCGTTAATTGAGGATAGAGTTTTTGTTGAAGATCCAACCAAACCATCAGACACGCCGGCAATTAAAGTTGGTAAATATATTGTAGTTAACAACAAATTTATAACCGAATTTACCTCAGAAGGATTTTTTAAAATGACTTTTGGTGGAGGTAACCAATCTGCTGAAGAACAATTAAGAGAATTCGCTAGAGATGGGTTTAAGTTGGATTTATATAAATATTCAAATAATTTAGGGTTAGGTAGTAGTTTAAAATCAAATTCAACCCTATTTGTTCAATATAGAACTGGTGGAGGTATAAGTAGTAATGTTGGGGTTGGGGTTATCAATCAATTGGGAACAATATTCTTTTTTGTAAATGGACCTTCCACATCAACAAATACTACCGTAATTAATTCTTTAAAATGTACAAACGTCACGGCAGCAATTGGAGGAGCAAATTTTCCAACCATAGAAGAAGTAAGAAATTTAGTGGCGTTTAATTTTGCGGCACAAAATAGGGCGGTAACTGTAAATGACTATAACTCTCTTATTAGAACAATGCCTTCACAATTTGGGGCACCGGCAAAAGTAACAATTACTGAAGAAAATAATAAGATAAAGATTAAAATGTTGTCTTATGATGAAAGCGGAACTTTAACCGAAGTAGTTTCCAATACATTAAAAAACAATGTAGCAAACTATCTATCAAATTATAGAATGATTAATGATTATATTTCGATAGAAAATGGAAATGTTATTGATTTAAGTTTTATTATTGATGTTGTATTAGATTCAACACAAAACCAAGGTTCTGTCATATCTCAAATAATTAACATTGTTTCAGATTATTTTGATCCTCTTAATTTACAAATGGGTGAAAATGTTAATATATCTGAAATCAGGAGACTAATACAAAGTGAAAACGGAGTAATTTCATTATCAAATATATCTGTATTTAATAAAGTAGGGGGACAATATTCGTCTTCTGAAACGTCACAAAGATATTCTAACACACAAACAAGAGAGATTGAGTTAATTGATGATACCATATTTGCAGAACCAAGTCAAATTTATCAAGTAAGATTCGCAAATAAAGATATTAATATTAGGGTTAAAAATCTTAAAACGGTTAATTTTTCTTAGTAGTCAATATACTTTTGTTTTTTATTATCTATTTTTCTATATGATGGGTATTTATTAAACAAGGCATGAATTCATATAGGATAAAGACAAATGTAGGTATAGACAAATCTATTAAAGTACAAATAGATCAAGATTTTGAATTTTTAGAAGTTCTTTCTTTAAAGTTATTAGAGAGTCAGGTCTATACTAGACAATGTTCAGATTACGGAGTTATTATAGGTAGAGTATCAATAAACAACGGTTTTGGGTTACCTAATTGTAAGGTTTCAATATTTGTTCCTTTAACAAATGAGGATGAACTCAACCCATTAATATCCGAACTATATCCATATAAAAGACTGGATGATATAAACGAAGATGGTTATAGATATAATCTTTTACCATATGAAAAATCATATAGTTCTCATAATCCCACAGGTACTTTTTTTAGTAGAGAGGACATTTTGTTAGACCAAACGTTAGTTGAAGTATATGAAAAATATTACAAATTAAATGCTATTACTAACGAAAGTGGTGATTTTATGATTTTTGGTGTTCCATTAGGACCTCAAACGATTCATTTAGATTTAGATCTGTCAGATATTGGTGAATTTTCATTAACACCACAAGATTTGATTAGAACCAATTTGGCCACTGAAACACAAGTATCAGGAACAAGATTTAAAACTTCATCTAATTTAAATTCATTACCACAAATCGTAACAATAAATAAAATTGTTGAAGTAGATCCTTTTTGGGGTGAACAAGATATATGTAACTTAGGTATAACAAGGGTTGATTTTGATTTATCTTCCGAATTAAATATTATAATTGAACCTGCGGCAACATTTATCGGATCACTAATAACAACTAATGATGATTATTTTTTAAAGAAAAATTGTAAACCAAAAAATAAGTTAGGTGATTTATGTCAATTAAATGTTGGTCCTGGAGAAATCTTGGCAATAAGACAAACAATTAATTTAGATGACGATGGAAGACCAATTTTAGAACAATATCTGTTAGAAGAATCGGGACAGGTTATTGATGAAAATGGTGCTTGGGTTGTTGACCTTCCCATGAATTTGGATTATGTAGTTACGAATGAATTTGGAGAAAGAGTACTATCAGATGATCCAAAAGTAGGAGTCCCAACAAGGGCAAAATACAGATTCAAGATTAAATATAATCAATCACCATCATTGAGTGAAACAACCAAGAGAGGTTATTTTTTAGTTCCAAACGTAAAAGAATGGGGATGGACTGAATCAACCAGTGACCCGTATAACGTTGGGGGTACTAATGAAGAGGCGGTTACTAAATCTTATGCCTTTAGTTTAGATTGGAATGACTATGGTAATACCGGAACAACCTTGGGTCAAAAAATGATACAAGAAGCAATAGATTGTGAAGATAGATTTTATCCGATGGTTTATAATAAAGTTTATACTGTATCACAAATGATTGACTTTTTTAGATATGGTTATAATCCACAAAAAGGAACAATTATTAAAAACATACTGGATTCTGAATGTGAAAGTGAAACAAATAAATTTCCAACTAATGATGCATTTCAAAGATTTGATTTTTTATATTTTATATTTTCATTTTTTATTTTTATTCTAAAACCAACGTTATATCTTGTAATAACTTTAGTTCATGTTTTAGCTTTTCTCATAAAATTTGTTTTAGGACCATTACTTGTATTAGTAGTTCTTTTAATGTTACCTTTATTACTTGTGATATGTTTAATAGTTAGTATTTTTAGTAAAAAAATAACCGCCGAAGATTGTACAGCAACATTCAATATAGATTTGGTTAATCAAACATTAACTCTTTGGAAAAAATTTACTACTATTCAAGTACCAAATTTATCATATCCGGATTGTGAATTTTGTTCGTGTAAAGAAGGTGAACAGGTTGGGGACGGCGGAGATTCAAATCCTTTAAATGAAGAAACAAACCAATTATTGGTAGAATACGGTGTTTATAATGATCTTTCCTTATTAACAAAACCAATTTCTTATACATTTGCGGATCCTATTAGTTTTATACTTGCCGGAGACCCAAATAGGGCGCCTCAAATTTACGGACTAAACGGTGATATTGGTACGGGAGCTGCTCAATTTTTTTCAACTAGTTTAACATTAGCAGAAAGAATAAATTTGTTTAATACTAAGGCAAAATATTTTGATCCTATTGAAATTACCACCCCATTGTTTAACACGACTTTAAACCCTGGTGGAGGTGTTAATCGTATTAAAGTCCAATTTAATGTAGATCAAAATCCAAACAAATTCCACCGTGATAACACTGTTATAGTTTTATGTAGAAATAGTTCTCAAAATAAATTTACTGCCGGATCGATAGTTACTCTACAAGATTGTATTTTATCTAGTGATTTAAACGTAAAAAGTGCAACGACAAATGTTTATGGGACTAACTCAATAACAGGAACTCCTATAAATTTAGATAATAATGTGATTGTGCGATACGCCAAACCAACCGGAATTGGTAATTTAGATGTGGTATATCACATCACAGGCTCTACAGAAGATGCTTTATACGCTAAGTATCCCATGGATATTGAATATTTTCAGGTTGTTACCGCAACAACTTTTAGTAACTTTGAAAATTTACAAGGAGCGGGAACACCATACACACTTTACAATAGATTTTTAAAAAATACAACAGAGTGGTATGTAGCAAACAATATTACAGGTGTATTAGAACCACCTTTTCTAAACCCCTCTCCATTAGATTGGTTTAAAGATTCAATAGATGGTAAAACAGGCGATGAACAAATTGTTGTAATTTTAGTTAGAGGTGTTGATCCTTATTCTACTAAAACCAAAATTTCATATGATTTAAGTTTATTATTTGGACATACAGAAGATTCAGGAACAGTTGTAGTTACAGGCGATTACAAATTAAACATACCAATTCAAGGATCTGACATACCATATGATTCATATAAAGTGGCTCAACATGATATAGGAACAAACAGTTCAGCCGATACTGCAGGATATGGTCTTTATTTTAATTCCTACCACTTTTCAGCGTCATCGACACAATTTTCGGGTTTTAGTTCAGATTTACCGTATTATTATTCTTGTCTAGGTAACAATACATATTCACTTTTTTTCAAATCAGCGGGAGTTATAAACCCGGAACTTAGATTTGCGGCTGATTTTAATAATTCATTCGTAACAGCGATTGCGGAACCTAATAACGGAAAAAATAGATTTTTATATGAAATAAACATTAGTCCTCCGTTTAGTACTTTTATCATATCTACAAACCCATATAGAAATTATTTACAAAATGAAATAGTTGATGGAGGGTCTTTTATGTACATGACAATTGATCTTGTCCTATTGGATGCACCTAATATACTATCAAACTATTACGCGCCTTCATATAGGAGTGTGGTAAATTCACCCCTACCATTAAATTATGTTTTGGATAATAATAAGATAATAATGAGGTCCGATAGTTTACCCACGTCAACAAACGAGACACTTTTTGGTCAGAATAGTTTTGCATTACAAAACAATCAAAAATTATCTTTTTATTTTATTGACGACAATGGATGTGTTCAAAATAATGTAGATGGTGTTGCAGTAGATACACCCAATTTTAACGGACCTAGTGACGCGGTGACAGGTGAAACACCTTTGGTTGGAAGTACTATTTTACAATCTTTTGAATGTGGAAGTATGGTACCTTTAAAATGTTATGATACCTCAGATAGTACTACTTGTCCAGGAACTTCTGAATTAATTATTTTGCCCGAAGATGATCCTTGTTGGGGTAATGGTACGGGTGACGGAGAAAAAATAATGGTAAATGGTTGTTATGTATTTGTAACAAATATATTACTTTCGTTACCTAAAGATTTAATATTATTAACCGAATGGACATCAAGAATACAAATAACTTTTGCGGCTTGCAGGAATATATGGTCACATATATTCACCAATAATTGGATTAATGGAACTCTTTTTGCTTATGCGATAAAAAACAAGGTTTTGTTTACATCACCAACAAGTCAAAACCCCAATCAAGCTTTTTCGAAATATTGTACTAAAACGGTACTTTTACATCCACCAACTAATAATTTCTATTATAGAAGTAGCCCATATAAAGATGGTGTTGGTTTCATTGGATCTGAAAGAATACAGAACTTTTTTAATTCTTTGGGTATTGATTATGGTGGTAATAAATTGAATTTAAAAACACCAACTACTATTTTGGATATGGGACCGAAAGTCGATTATCTCCAAGAAATTATTTTTTCAGATGAGTACGATGGGTATATAATGAATAAGTTAAAATCAACGACATACAATGATGTAAGTGAAATTTTAAATCTTTTAATAATTTCAAGACTATCTAGTAAAAGTTTTATTGGTTTATTAATTGGTGGAGGTGATGTTAAAGAATTTTTCAGTAGAGACATTAAAAGGGTTGATGCAGATTATGCTCAAATGATCTCTATAAGTTCAGAAATTGGTATTCAATCTTTTGAAGCGGAAGATTATCCCGATAATCCAGGTTGTGAACAAGATCCAATTTATTCTAATGGTGCAAATGCTCAAAAAGGTGTTATGGGAATATTTTTCTCATCAGACACTCAATTGAGAGATTTTATAACACCAAAAAGAACAATAATTAGTCCAAATGTTGAGATAACCGATGATTGTGCTTTCAGTAATTTTAATGTTTTTTCTCAAGAAGTACCATTTTATCAATGGGAAATAAAAGAGGGAGATCCTGATAGTATTTTTGGATCACAAGAAAATGAGTGGTATACGGATAATATTACAAGTCCAATTTTCTTTAGCGAAAGATATCAATCTTTGGATAGATTATTACAAAGTTCAAGATATTTTAGAACTAATACATCAAATATAACAAAGTTTTTTAAAGGTTATATATATTCAGTTAATTCAGACGGGACTTTATCCGCAGAGGTTGGAACAATTGCTCAAAATAGTTCTTTAAATAGTTCTTTGTTGGGGAGAGTAATAACAGTAGGAGCACCATTCCATTTTTATTTTGGACTTAGATCTGGAAAATCGGCTTTTGATAGGTTTGCCAAAAAATACATTAATTTTGAAAATATTGTTGATTAAATGAATTACGAAAATATATCAATATTATTAGGGACTTTAAGATATAAATCAGCACCAAACGTTGATTTTTTTTTGAAAGTCCCGTTCTATCAGAACAATAAAGAAATTATTGAATATGAACGAACTATTGATATTAATCTAGAACAAGTTTATGACGATGAAAGACAAAAATCAACAAAGTTTAGACCAACAAGTAAATTTCAAATTATATTTAAAAATTCATATTCAGGTTCTACTCAATATGATCCATTCAAAAATAATTTATATTATTTAGACTCAAAAAACAATGCACAACTTTCTTGTGAAAACGGTATTGACAATGTTTCTTGGATTGGATTACCACAATATAATGAATTTGATTTTATTAGAAATGATTACAATGTTCAGGGTTATACACAACCGCCTAATCAACATTTAATATTTGAACCTGAAAGCGCCTCCACTTATAATTGGAACTTTTTTATAAGTTACCCATACAGTTCAACTACCGCACAAACAATGCAGGTTATTTTCCAAGATGACCCAAATAATATTTTTACATGGAATTGTTCTAATGGTTTACCGTTTATAATAAAAAGAACCGTAATAGGTGGAAATAATTTAATTTCATTTAAATGTCCGGTAAAACATGGATTATCATTAAATGAATTTGTTGAATTGAGTATATCTTACGGTTCTAAAAATTTATTTCAAATATATTCTTTTGGATTAGAGGAATACGGTAACGAAGAGTTTGTTTTTAATTTATATGATATTGGTTATACTGGTAACACATTTGATGATTTAACAAAAGGAACTTTTAAAAGGGTCGTTAATGACCAGAATGTTGAGGCAACTAAATCAGCATATTATGTTAGAAAACATAGGATATTAACAGACGTTAATGATGCGGTTCTTGTTAAAGCAGGATTTGAACAAAATATTTTTGGTAAAAAAAGTAAATTTGAAGGTTCGGCATATACCCCAAATAAAGTTGCTAGAATATCTACAAAGGAAGATTCTAAATCATATACCTTAACATATAATACCGACATTAATATTGCGGGAATTATAGATAATCAACAAAGACCAATAACGGAATTATTTTATACTGTTTTATGGAAAGGATATTTTGGATGGACAAATGGATTAAAAAAAGGATGGAATTTTAATTTACCATTAAACCCAATAACAAAACTACCAAATTCTTGGTGGGAAAGTTCTAATTCAAACACCACTTTTAATATCGGAACTTGGACTAATCCGCCAAATACAGAAATATTCAAATATGTTGAAACATTGAAAAAAGATGATGTACTTGATGGGGATTATTGTGAATGGAATAGTTTTCTTCAATATGAAAGAATAGTGTCGAATCTTTTTTACAAGTTTAATTATAACCCCTTAGTATTTAATAATGGTAATACAAGTTTTGGTTATTATTATCAGACCCATTATCCTTTAACTATAAAAGTATTTTCTAATTACATTGAAGATGGTAATCCAAGAGAAGTCGAAGGTATACCTGACTACGCACAATTTTCTAAGTTAAATAATCAATTTTTGTGGAGAGATATTTATGAGTATGGTTATTTTGATGAATCAAATCGAGGAGTAAATTATCCTTTTTTAAACGGTCATCATTATCCATATAAAGATATTACATTTAGAATTATACCTGAAGGTAGTAATTATACCGAAATAAATGTAATATTTGAACCAATAATAGATTTTTGTGAATAATTTTAAAACTACAATACCATTAACAAATGACAAATACATTAATATTCCATTTGAATTAAAATGGGATTTTTATGGTAGAGATGATAGTATTGATCAGTTTCAGGAAAAAGTGGTTGAGGAAGTTATTGGTGAGCCAAAAGATTTTGAAATACTTAGATTTAGTCATGAAAAGTGGAATTCAGGGTTACAACAAACAAATGGAAATATTGTATATAAAACCCAAATTAAATATGATTTTTATTTTTTTAGTGGTAATTCAAATAATGTTACCGCGTCAACTACAAGTAATTGGGTAACAAGTTATTTGGACAATAGTTATTCAGGGTTTTTACCTACACAACTTTATTATTATGACAAACCATTCACAAGGTCATTTTTCAAATTGGATTTTTATGATTCAAATACAGGGGCAACCCAAACAAATTATATTACAGTAATAATACCCGTTCAACAAGGGGGCACCGAAAAAATTATATTAAATAGTTTTTTATCTCAAGTTAATGTAAAAAAACCATCTTTTTTGTTGGATTTTGTTGGCACTAATAAAGAAGGATTTTTTATTTATTGGTTAAGAAAACGAGATTTTATAAATATTAACACTTTTTATGTTTCGGCAAAATTTTTTGACGCTAGAGTTGGAGAATTTATAAGGATGATGGTAGTTCCTCAATCAAATTTACCATCAAATAAAAGATTTACGTTTAATGAAAGTAATTTTTTCTATTATAAAGTCGTATTTGATTATGACAAAAAGACATATAAATACTTTTCAGCGACCGATACAAATAACAGTACTAGATTAGGGGTTAATACACCTATAAGATGGTATGAATATGTCAACCCAACATAGATGGAAGAAAGACTAAAACATATAAAAATATCGCCTGAAGTTATAAAAAATAAAATTTTTAAAGTAACTTATAATGCCGGTGAAGAGACCACGATAGTAAATGATGAATGTTGTGATACTACAACAGCCACTACTGTAGTGTTAACAGGAACCGCTTATGTGTATTCATCCATGACTCAATTATTAAGTGGAGGAACAAATGGGACTTCATTACTTACGGGATTAACAATTCCATTTGTTTTAACTGAAAATTATGTAGATATAGGATATTATTCGGTTTTTGATGGTTTTATTCAGCAAAAAGAAGTAATGAATAATTTTATTTTTTCTGCGGTGAATTCAACAACGTATCGTTTTTATAATACATCAGACAAAGAATTTAAAAAATATCTTGAATTTTCAAAATATATGATTGATTGGGGGGATGGAAGCCCACAACAAACATTTGATAATAGATCACCAAGTTTTTATCAACATACCTATAATCCACCAAGTTCAGGACAAATAATTCGTACGATTAGTGTTTCAGGTATGAGTCCATGGGGATGGAATTTAGTAACCAAAAATGTATATGTTCCATTTACGGGTATAACAATAGATAATCCAAGCGGAGAAGCTTTTTTTTATCCAATGGGGGGTAATTGGTCTGCAACACCGATATCATATGATTATATTTTTTCAGGAGATTCTGAATGTATACTCCCAGATCCTTATTTTGATGAATTCCAAACAATACCGTTCATAATAACAGGGTTTACAAAATCATCAATCAATGATTTACAAGTTTATGGACCTAAATCAAGTTTAGTACAAGGTAAGTTCAAACCAAATGTTGATGTAAAAATTGAAAATAATATAACAGGAACATTTTTAGGTGTGATTGATGATGATGTTAAAGTGTATAAAATAAATGGTGTAACTTATTATGATTATCCTGATGGGACTACTCTATTTGTTTTAGAAACATCAGGATTAACTTTTAATGAAATAGTTTGTTCGGCTATCACTAAAGACGAAGTTTTATTAAACGTTATAGACCAACCACAAATATATTCAAATGTTTATGTTGAACGAGGAAAGAACTCCGGATTAGAATCTACACAAAGATTGGGTGAGGTAGATAATGTTGGTGATTTAGAAAAGTATGGTTATAAATTTTTTACCATTAAAAAACTTTAAAATAACTATTTATTAAAAAAACTTAATATTATGGCAGTTGGTACATATGGTAATATTAGACCTGCGGATTGTTCTCCTGAAGATATGGATGTTATATTAAATTATACACCATCACGAGATGAAACTGATAATTTTGTTTTAACAAAATTAGATTCTTTATCGGTAATTAAACCTTATTTTAATAATAATAACACCGGAGGGTTTCCAAATGTTGAATTATTGGGAGGACTTTATAATTTAAGACTACCAGCGGAACAATTTAATAGACTCGGAATTTACACTGTTTATATTAGACCGGCACAAATTAGAACAACAATATTAGATTGTGGTGTTTTGACATCATTACCAAATGTGAGAGGTTTGGTAATCGATTTAAATTCTGTCCCAAACAATTATAGAAATAAATTTGTCAATCAAGGATTGGTTGGTTTTAGAGTTGAATATTTAAACTCTGATGGAACAAAAGTACCAAATTTTTATAGATTAATCACTTCTTCATTTTTTTGTGAACCTGTTGTACAAAATCTTACAAATACTTCTCAAAAAGCAATAAGATATAGATATACTGATACAAATACAAATTTGATTTTTTGTACACTTACACCTTCTTCAGCACCATCAAATAAACCAAATGGAATTCCTTATATTGGACAACCAAATCAAAATATCATTATCTCAAATACTTTTTTTAATCCGATTTCAATTGATATTGAAATTGTTGAAAATGATATTTCAACACTAGCAATAGCGTTATTTGGTAATCAAACTAAATCTATGGATGATGGTATCTATACAATGTATGATAGTAGTAATAACATCTTTAAACAGTATAATTTATATGAGGTTAGAGACGGATTTAATAAGTTGTTATATGAGGTTAGAGAAGATAGAAATAATAATATAGATTTTAGTAAAAACTTTACGAATATAACTGAGTAATGGCGATTAAAAAATACACCTGCCCACCACAAAGACCTTCTGGAGAAGGAACATTCTCAGATAATTTAGTTGGCTTGCAGTTAACTCAAGGAGGAGGGTTAACTCAAGGTAATTTTGAGTTTACCGAGAGTATCACAGAAAAAAGTAATAGAAACTTTATTACTGGTGTATTTTCAGAACCAATTAACTTGGAATCTTTAGGTATTCAAACTATAAATGAATCTAAAACCATTGTTCAAAATAATTTTAAAGTTTACCCTAATTTTGATTTATCTGAGGTAACAAATTTTACATTATTTGGATCTATGGTAAAAAGAATGGAAACTTCCGTTCAAAAAATTATTAGTTTTTTTCCCGCGGGAATTGTTTCCACTTATGTAGGGTCAAATTTAAAAAAAGGTCCTACCGCAAATAATATAGTTTATAATCCTATTATGGAGGAAACTAGTTTTGAGTTAAATGTTGCAAGAATAAGAAATCCTCTTGAAATTGATTTTACTGTAAATTCTACAAGAAATTTAAGTTTAAAAGAGATAAAAGTATCTGATTTAAGGAATTTAACAATTAACTATACAAAATATTCGTTATATCTAAATGAACTGGAATATAAATTAACCTATTTAATTCCAACTCAATCATTAAGTAGTGGTACTTTAAAAGTTTATGTGTCGGGAAATCCATTTTCGGGATTATCTATATTTTATAGCGACTTTGTAATAAGACCAAATGATACTGAAGTAAACAAATCTTTTAACGAAAACTTTGATGAGGTTGAAGATTTTTTATTAAATAGAACTATAACACCAATTTATACGGCATCGTTTAAAGTACCAAGACAACAAGAAGATGGGACTTATTATGTTAGTACTGATTTTGTAACATGGCCACTTTATGATGCTTGGAATTTAGATATTGTTACGGCGTCTTTTGAAAATTATTTAACCAAAATAAACGACATATCTGAAAATTTTGACACTTACAAAACAAATTTAGTTTCAAGATTTTTAACTACCGGAGCATTCAAAGACTTTGACACATCTGAACAAAAGATGGAAAAAGTTCTACAAATATATGGTCGTAGTTTTGATGAAACCAGAAAATATATAAATGCGTTAGCTTATATGAATTCGGTAAATTATAACACCGGAAATGATATACCATCACAACTTTTAAAAAACTTAGCCCAAACATTAGGATGGAATACAAATATTTCACCAATAACAAATGATAATTTTTTAAATTCTGTTTTTGGTAGTGAAAATTATACAAAATCAGATTTTACAGGTGTCGGTAACGCGCCAACACCCGACGAACTAAACATTCAATTTTATAAAAATGTTGTACTTAATGCTTCTTGGCTTTTCAAATCAAAAGGAACTAGAAAATCCATAGAAACATTAATGAGATTAATTGGTGCTCCCGAATCTTTGGTTGAATTTAATGAATATGTTTATGTTGCCGATCAAAAAATCAACATGAATCAGTTTAACCAACAGTTTGCAAAAATATCTGGTGGTACTTTTGTAAAAGAAACACCTATTTTAGATCCTACAGATACATTCACAATATACGGTGAACAATATACAGGATTTACAACTGAATTTACCTATACCGATGTTAGTATAACATTAGACGAATATCCTATTGATGATGAGGGATATCCACAAGCACCTTCTGATACCGAAAGTTATTTTTTCCAAATAGGTAGTGGATGGTTTGAACAAACTCCTGATCATAGAGCTCCTGAAGAACCTAATTTAACAAATAGTGTTTTTACAGGTGCAAATCCAAATTACCAAACAAGTCTTATTCCATATACATATGGTCAAGTTTATTTAGATCGATTTAGAAAATTACCTTATACCGATTTAGGGTTTGAATTAACACCAATTGTCGACAATAAAAAAAGTTGGACTAGTAGTGATGTTGGTCTTAGAGAAAATTATGACGGAGATTTTAATGCGAGATATGAGGCATCTGATGATAGGTTAGTTCTTAATGTTAAGAATGTTGATTTATTTATGAATCCGTCCCAAGGATTGGTTTATGATGTTTGGTATATGTCCAAAGAATTTAATTTTCCAATTCCTAATCAAGGATTAAATTATGTTGCACCAACACATTGTGTACCAAATCCTTATTCAGAATACCCTAAAAAGGGAGGTGTTGATTGGACTGAAATAGACCCAAAACCGGCTCAAACAACGTTTTTTGAATTTGCTCAAACATTTTGGGTAAATATGATTAATGTTAGAAATAGACAATTTGCCGGAAATGGTAAAACAATGGGTTATCCCACGTTAGAGTCAATTTATTGGAAATATTTAGAATCACAAAATTTGGCCGGGATTAAAAACGATAATTTTAACTACAATAATATGATTCAATATGTAAAAGGATTGGGAGATTATTGGGTTAGATTAGTTGAACAAATGATACCAGCAAGTACAATATGGAATACTGGTATAAAATATGAAAATTCAATTTTTCATAGACAAAAATTTGTTTGGAGAAGACAAGCGGGATGTCAATTAGAACCAATACCATGTACTCCTTGTGAAGCCGAAGGAGACTTTTTCCCTGATATGTGTCCTATACAATCAGTTGAGTGTAATAGATATCCTGGTGAAAATGATCCAAATTTTTTAAATTTTGGAACTTTATTATCTGAATTTGTAACCGGACAAGTTCCGGATGTTACAAGTTGTGAGATTGATACTATGACAAGTCAATGGACGGTTCAAATCGAGTTTGATAATTCCGTAATTGCTTCATTTACTTTTTTTAATGGTGTTGGATTCAATACACCGAATGTTAGTTATCCAAATCAATCTGATTGGGATTATGGGTTGGCTAACGCTTTACTATCTTTAAATTCATATGGTTTGTCCTACTATTATACAATTGACAATAAAATTGTTATATATAATTTAATATGCTCAGAATCAATAAGAGGTCAACAATTTTCCATAGGATTACTAATAAACTTTGATATATATTGTGATAAATAATGGCTTGTAGATTAGGATATGGTCTTGTTATAAATGGGGATTGTACAAATACAAATTCGGGTTCGTTTAATTTAACGATAAATGGTTCTGCCCCTGATTATACGATACAATGGATAAACCCTTCGTTAGGAACGATTTCACTTGGAGCTGGTGTTACTACATATAGTTTAAGTTCATTATCTGCGGGTACATATACATTTAATTTAATTGATTCTTGTGCAGATCCTGAACCTAGTGAACAAACAATAAATGTATTTATATCTAGTGGTACTTGTGTTAGTTTCACAAAACAAAATACAATATGTGGCCTAAATAACGGATCGGTTACCGCACAAACCACAAATTTTTACGGATCAGGTTCTTTTTATTTATATAGTCTTACAGGTTTAGTTACATCGGCAAAAACAGGAACAAATAGTATTGTTTTTCCCGGATTAAGTGCCGGAACATATTATGTTATTGCGGATGATGGTGGTGGTTGTACAGGTAAAACACAGGCTTGTGTTGTTAAAAGTTCTACAACTTTTAATTATGGGTTTTATATTTTAAATCAAACTCCTTGTTTTAGTAACCCTCCGGGTGCTGGATTTGGTAAAATATATATTACAGGATTAACAGGTTCTGCTCCTTATACATATCTTTGGAATGGAGGTCAAACCACTAGTTTTTTAACCGGTCTAACCAATGGTACTTATGGTGTAACAGTAACCGATAGTACTGGTTGTGTTGTATATAAAAACGCTCAGGTTGGTCTTGTTCCTGCTCCCGGTGTCGGTGGTGTAATAGTAACACAACCAACTTGTTTTGCGTCTGATGGGCAAGTAAAAGTAACTATTACAGGAGGTACGGCTCCATATTATTTTTCAGGGTCACCAACAGGAGAGGTTGCAACAACCTTAAATAATACATATACCTTTACAAACGTACCGGCCGGATTGTTTCAATTCATGGTTACAGACGCCGGATTGTGTAAATTTACATCAAGTGTAACCCTACAAACACCACGTAGTTTTAATATAATTTCAATTAGTACCACAAACTCTAATTGTAATGATTTTGGTGGAGAAATTAACATTACTGTAAACGGTGGAACACCACCGTATACTTACGAATTAACGGATAGTTTAGGAAACACTCAAACAAATACAACACCGTCCCCAACCATAACATTTAATAATTTAACTAGTGGTACATATACTTTAACAATATCAGATGCGGGTTTATGTGTTTATACAAACACATATGTTATTAACAATACTCCACTTTTTAATCTTGATGTTTATACAACAGGTACAACATGTGGATTAGAGAATGGTGCTATAAGATTAGAGGTTTCAGGAATAACAGGTCCTTTTCAGTATCAGGTAACTGGCCAAAATATTATTACAGGATCA